GCAATCTTACATTTAAGAATTTTTCTAGAACAGGAATTGCAGATTTATTTGCTAATTCTTCCCAAGTAAAAAATATAAAATTTGGTGTATTTTTGGCCATTTCGCATATTCTTCTTAATCTAAATCTGTAATAGGATACGAAATTCTTTAGTTTATAGTTTTTATAAATGTGATTTAAAGCAAATCTTGGCGATCTTATCACATATATAAATTTGCAATAATTGTATAAAGATTTGCAAGAAAAAGAGTTATTATATAACAAATGATCTCCAAAAACAGACCCAGAATAATTTTTTAATTTTGCATTATTGAACATCCATCTAACATCATCAGGATGTGAATATTGAATTTTTGAATTAAAAAAATTACATCTTGGATTTTTATTAAGAATGTTAATTAAATTAAAAGAACCGGAACCCAAATGACTAACTACAAAAGCGATCTTCTTCATAACTATAATATAGTAAAATAAGTACCATAAAAGGGGTAAATCAATGGCATGGTGGGATTTTTATAAACTTTGGACATATCAATTTGAGAAAGGGCCAATAGAAAGAAGAGGCTACGAAAGTTCACAGGCAACAGGTGCTGGAATAACTGTGCCTGATGCTATGCCCGATTTACGAGGAGAACCATGGAATGCAGGCTCTAAAGGCCAAATTAGACTATATGACAGCAATGATTTTATAGACTTGTCTACTGTCACAAACCGCCAATCTAGATATAAGGAATATGAAAGATTAAGAAATGTGGCAGAAATAGAAATGGCAATGACAGTGATGGCAGATGAGGCATGTATTGCTGGTGAAACCCGGATATCTACCTTATTTGAAGGGTTTGTTACAATAGAAAAATTAACTGAGAAGTGGAAAAAAGATCCTACTCCTTTTTTAGTTTATTGTTGGGATTTTGCAAAAAAAGATTACACTCTAGGTTGGGCTTTTGAACCAAGATTTGTTAAGAAATCAAAAACTATAAAAGTAATATTAGATGACGGAAGTTACTTTGTAGTAACTCCAGATCATAGAATTTTAGATAATAATCAAAATTGGATTCATGCAGAAGATCTAAAAATAGGTTCAGAACTAACACCTTATTATAAATTGGAATCAAACAGATCCTTAAATGATTTAAAAACAAATCAATTTCCTAGAATCTATACCAATGATAAAGGATGGGTTAATGAACGTCAATTTATTGATGAGTGGAAAAATGGAAGTGATAAAAAATACGAAAAAGTAAATAAAGCAATGAGATTGCTAGCAGAAGGAGCAACAACAAGACAAACAGGCGAGATGGTCGGACATGAATGGCAAACTGTTGAGTCGTGGGTTAAAAAACAAGGATTTACAACAAAAGAATTAAAGTGGCTAGGGCAACTTAAAAAACAAAGAAGAGTTATAGGAATGTATCCTTATAACGAAATGAATGTTTATGACTTGTCTGTGGAAGGCCATGAAAACTTCTGCACAGATTCTGCAATCATGCATAACTGCCAAAAAGATGATGATGGCAATGTTATAAAAATAACATGCAAAAATGAAGAGGTTAAAGAAGAATTAGAATTTCTTTGCTTCAATAGAAGAATGCTAAATTTAAATAAGAAAATTTGGCAAATAACAAAAAGATTATGCGTGTTTGGCGATGGTTTTTATGAATTAATAACAAATGTTGATAGTCCAAAAGATGGAATATTAAAAATTCAAGAACTACCACCCGATTCCATGTACAAAGTCGTTACGACAAAAGGAAGATTAGTAGAATATCAACAGTCTAAAGAAGGCCCGGATTATCAATCCTTAACAAGAAGTCAAGTTGCAATAGCAACAGATATAGAATTGCAACAGTCCACAGCAATAAGATTCTCTCCTAATCAGGTAGTTCATTTTTGCCTAGGAGAAGATAGAAAAACATTTTATCCTTACGGACAATCGTTAATAGAGCCAGCAAGAGGACCAGCACATCAATTAAGACTAATGGAAGATGCAATGCTGGTTTACAGACTAACCAGAGCACCAGAACGTAGAGTATTTTATATAGACGTAGGACAATTACCACCATTCAAAGCAGAAGCATTTGTTGATAGAATGAAAGATCAATTTAGAAAAAAGAAAGTAGGCACAAGCACAGGAACTGGAGCAAATTCAATAGAAGAAAGATGGCACGCTCCTGCGGCTGATGAAGATTATTGGTTACCTATCAGACCAAATGCAAATACTAGAATAGAAACCCTACCAGGAGCACAAAATCTAGGAGAAATAGATGATGCTCTATATTTTAGAAATAAATTATTTACTGCTATGAATTTTCCTAAAAATTATTTCAATGTGGAAGATCCATCAGCAACCAGAATCACTTTATCAGCACAAGATGCTAGATTCGCAAGAATGGTCGAAAGAATTCAATCCTCAGTTGAAGATGGTATTATGGAAATTTGCGAAAAACATTTGGAAATGAGGGGTTTTCCATTCGATTCTTTTGAAGATTTAAAAATAGAAATGACTCCTCCTTCTGCATGGAAAGAATTGAGTCAAGCAGAAATATTAAATAATAGGATTACTACTGCCACAACTCTAAAAGGAAGTTTGTTAATGTCAGATTATGATTTATTAACAAAATATTTAAAATATTCTGACGAAGAAGCCCAAAGAATAATTTCTAGAAATAAGATTCAAAAACTTGAAGAATTAAAGATCCAAGTGATTGGACAAAATCCTCAACTTTTGGGCGTTGGAACACCAGGAGATGAGTCTACTGGATTAGAAGTTGGAACAGACGATTCAGGCCCAAATCCTATGATTGGAATAGAAAACCAAGCAGAAGCACCAGCACAGGAAGAGCAGCCTGAACAACTAGAACAACCACAAGAAGAAGAAAGTGAAGATAATGTGGTCTTTAGTGAACCTAAAGACGAAGATTTGAAAAAATATAATCTAGGAATTGAGGATTATAATAAATTTATAGATGATGAAGATATAGATTGGAGCGAAGAAAACAGTTAGTTTTCAAAATCATTTCCATTTCCATGGTTGTCATCAGCAATATTTGGAGAAATAATATCAGGTTCTTTGAATTTATCATTTAATTCTTTTATTTTTTCAACAATTTCTCTTATATTTTCATCTTTCGAAGAAACTACATTTAAAAAATCATCAATTTCATCTGGGTATTTTTCTAAACAAATATTAATTATTTTATTAAATAAATCTTGTTTTGATTCTACAGGAGCTTGTTCAGCCTCATCTACATATTCTTGAAATGTCTTCATAGTTTTTTAAATTTTTAACTTTTGGTGCATACTATATATAAGTTACAAAATAGTGTTTTAAGTAATCACTATGTTTTCAATACAAAATTACAAAGAAAATAAACGCTTACAGCGACTAGGAGTATTAGTTATGAAGAGAAAACTCATTGAATTCGATGTTTTTGAAAGAATTAAAAAAGACTCTTTATCCACAGCAGAAAGAGAACTTAATGAATCAACTCCATATCTTGCAAAAACATTAGGCTTAGACGAGCTAAAAGTAGATTGCTTCGGAGCAGAAGATGTGATTTTTGAATCAGTTGACGGAACATTTATACACGCAAATTATAAAATCAATAGTGATTTTGTCGAATTTGACAACGTAGAACAATTAGTTATCACAGAAGAATCAGAGAAAGTAAAATCAAGAGAAGTTTTATCAAGAATGTTAGATTGCGTTATTGAATCAAAAGATCAAGAAGCAAATGAACTTTTCGGAGAATGGATCGGTCTTCCTTCTTCAAAGAGAATATTCAATGAAGTTAGACAAAGAAGAAGAGTTCCAGTAAGAAAAAATGGAAAATTGACCGGAAAATACAGAATTGCATGGTGGAATGCAGGAACCCCACACCATCGTCAAAAAGCCTCTGCTGTTCGTGCTAGAACAAAAGGTAAAATCAAAGCACAAAAACTAAGAGGAGCAGGAAAAAAGAAAACATTTGCAGCCAATAGAAAGAGACTAAATATTGGACATATGGTAAAAGAATGGCATGTAATTTCAGAAAACGTAATAGATTACGTAAATTATTGCCAATTTGGACCAATTGTAAAAGAATCACATGCAAATCATGATGAAAAAGGCAATATAGTATCAATAAAAATTCCAACAAGCAAATTGAGAAATGAAGCAAAATTGATTCAATTGAATTGGAAAACAATGAACACAGATGTTGTCGTCAAGAGAGGACAAGCAAAGAAACTTCATGAAAATGAAAAATTTGCAAAAGAAATAGCAGAAATCAAGAGACAAAACGCTCTATCTGATGAAAAGGCATTGGAAGAATCATTACAAAATGCTTCAACAAATTGGCCTGATGTTCTGTATCTCACTCAAGATGAATTATCAGCACAAGTAAAATTGGCATTAGAGTCTGTGAACGCTACAAACTATGACGATTCAACTTGCGAATTTATTGCCGAAGGCATATTGAGAACAGCACATGAAACATTTGTTGATCGTGTTGCAAAAATACTAAGATTAGCAGGATCAAAAGTAAATGAAAATGCTAATGACAAATATGCAGAATTTTCAAAAATAGTAGAAAACTACTACAAAAACCTCGACGGCTCAACAACACTAGAAATGCAAGCATTTGTAGATTTGTATGAAGCACTAAGAAATGTCTATGAAGTAGCAGTTGAAGACGAAAATAAAGAAATGGCAGTCGAAACTGCAAGTCATCTAGATGATTTGTTATCAATAATCAAACAAGAATCTGCACCTTCGCTTGAAATAGCAGCAGAAGCAGCATCTTGGCTTTATGACGTTGTTGAAGCAAACTTAGAAGGTATGGATTGGAACGTAGGAGAACCAGTTGTTTCAGCAACAGGTGAACACCCAATGGTTCAACAAAATGCCAGAAAGAGTTATGCACCAGCAAGTGATCTAGGATCTGATTTTGATGACGCTCATATGACAAGCGATGGAAAAGAAACAAAAGGATCTGCCGCTAAAGAATTGGCCAACGATGGACCAAGTAATGAAGGCGGAGACGGAGTTTATCCTGATCTAAATAACCCATATTTACTAAATAGCATGGAATACAAGATCAAAGGAGAAAAAGACGTAGACTCAGATTCAAATCAATTGGCTCATGTCGGTGGAACTGACACATGGCCAAATTTACAAAATC